CACCTATCTTGAACTTCGCGCTGCAGCGAATCGAACGTGTCAGCTAAAAAAGCACGACCACAAAGATATTAGAGACACGCTGAAATGGCAGCTTGACGAAATGAATAAGGGGAACTACGGTGAATTTATTGGATGGAGAGGTTAACAGGAGATAACCGATGGACCCAGAACGACTGATTAAATGCGCCTGCCAAGCCTTTGGCCTGTCACGCGCTGAACTGATGGGGGACTGCAAGCGGGTTGTGTTTGCCCATCCCAGACTTGTTCTCATGTGGCGAATGACAAAGATGAAACATGCGAGCCTGCCGCGAATCGGCAGGATCATGGGACGGCACCACACAACTGTCATGAACGCACGGGACAAGGCGCAGGAGCGTATCGCAGCCCGAGACCCGCACTTTATGCGGCTGGCTGATCGCTTAGAAGATTCCTTCATGCCCATTCCAGAGCGGCTTGTTGGCCCGGATTTCCGCATCGTCCCGACCTTCGGTGATAGACCAGGTATCCCGCCGCTGTTCCGCGCTATTACACCGCGCGAGTATGTGTAATGCGCGACTGGACAGAGGAAGAAGCCGAAACGCTTATGCTTATGGTTTCCGAGAGGACCGCATGGGCCGACATTGCCGAGCGTTTTGACAGGTCTGTGACGGCCTGTAAACTCAAGGCCCGACGCTGCGGCGTTGTGTCAAACCAGAAATATGAGCGGTGGGAATCAGACGAAACGCTGGACGACCCCGCCGAGCGTAAATGCCTGAGTTGCGGCGGCATGTTCCAGAGCGCAAACCGGGGAAATCGCATGTGCCATCGGTGCCGGAACCCAAAGATTGACACCCGAGAGGGTCTGGGAGATGCTCGCGAACAGTTCCTGAAGCTACCGGAGTTGATGTAATGAGTACGCTGAAAATCCGAAACTGGGAAAAGTGGCAATCCTATCGCGCAGATCGGGGTCAGCCGCCATGGATAAAAATCCACCGCTGCGTCATGCGAAATCCGGAATGGGTTGCGCTTACGGATGCGCAGCGCGGTCATCTTGTCGCCATCTGGTTGCTGGCTGCGGACCACGATGGCGTCATCCCGGCGTCACCCGCGATAATCAGGAAACTCTGCTATCTCGACGATGCGCCAGACCTAAAACTCCTTATGTATCACGGATTTATCGAGCCTGACGCCAACGTGACGCCAGACCGACGCCAACATGACGTGCCAGAGACAGAGACAGAGGCAGAGACAGAAGCAGAGACAGAGAAGAAAACAACAGGGGTGTCGTTCGCTTTTTTGGGTAAGGTGATTCGCCTGACCCAATCGGACTACGACCAGTGGGATAAAAACTTCAAACACATCCAGTTGGTTCCTGCGCTCACAGAACTGGATGCGTTCTATTCCGGCGAACCAAAGGCGAAACAGGCGAAATGGTTTCAGCGGTGTGCATCATCGCTGGCGCACAAAGATCGGGAGGCGGCAAGCAAATGCGGACATGGCGGACTAATCTGGGAGGGCCGGAACGGCTACAATCCGAAAACCGGGAAACTCGTGAGCTTCAATTAGGGGATTATGGAATCAATGTCAGACGCAACGGAAACAGCAGAACGACCTGCCCGCAATGCAGTGAGCAGCGGCGCAAGAAGCACGACAAGTGCCTCTCTGTCTCAGTCAACGCAGACGGCGCAACGTGGCTCTGCCACCACTGCGGGTGGTCAGGCGGTATCAGCAGCGGGTTTGGATCACGCCAGGAGCCGAGGCATCAGCCCGGAGACTTTGGACAGTCTCGGCGTCAAAAGCGGTACGGCGGGTTTTCGTGAGGGAAAGGCGGAAGCGTTGTTTTGGCCGTATGTCGTTGACGGTGAAGTTGTCAACTGGAAGGCAACCAGGATCGGGGAAAAGGGTTTCACTGGGATGCCCGGTGGCAGAATGTGCGTTCACCACCTGGACGAACTGACATCGGAAACGCTCTACATCGTGGAAGGCGAATGGGACATGGCTTCACTGGTTGAAGCGGGTGTTCCCCTTTCATCAGTCACCACAATACCCAACGGTGCGCAAATAAGCACCGCTGAGGGCGATGAAACACCTTCCGGGTACCTATACGCCGAAGAACTGCTAGAACGCACACAGGGTACCTTAAAACGCATTGTGTGGTGTGGCGACATGGACGGGCCGGGTTTGGGCTTGCGTCACGTCATGGCGAAAATCTTCGGCGCGGCGCGTTTCCACTTTGTCGATTGGCCGGAAGGCTGCAAAGACGCGAACGATATGCTTCTGGCGGATGGACCGGAAGCGGTGTTTGATCTGGTGACGAACGGTTTTCTACCTTGGCCGGTTGACGGCCTGTATCGGATGAACGAATTACCCGAACCCCCGCCTATCCAGACGTGGGAGCCGGGGTTTCCCGAATGGGAAAACAAAATTCGCCTCTCGCCGGGGATGCTTTCCGTTTGCACCGGCCACCCCGGCCACGGCAAAACCCACCTGTTTAGCCAGATTTGGTATCAGGTGGCGCGGGCGTACCAGGTCAAGGTCGCCATTGCATCCTTTGAGACGCGGGCGAAACCTCACCATCAGCGGGTTATCCGCACCTTGATGTCGGGTAAACTTGAGAAAGACATGAGCGATGCCGAAAGGCGTTGGGCAGACGATTGGATCAACGACGCTTATTTGTGGATTCAAGAGCCGCTCGACAAACCCGCCACGCTTGAATGGTTGCTGGACCGGGCGGAAGTGGCAGTGGTGAGGCACGGTTGCCGGGTTGTTCAGATTGACCCCTGGAACCGGCTTGAGGGCCAGCGGGCGCGTGGGGAATCAGAAACCGATTACATCGGTCGATGCTTGTCTGCAATTTACAAATTTGCACAGCAGATGGATTGCCATGTGCAAATCCTCGCGCATCCTGCTAAGATGGACGGGAAGTTCAGGGGAAATGCCCCTGCGCTTGAGGACATTTCAGGGTCGAAGAACTGGGATAATCGCGTGGATCAAGGCTTTGTCGTGCATAGGCCAAACATGACCAACGATGACGGCACAAGAGCAACCGAAGCGGTGTTGATCCAGCGCAAGGCAAGGTTTGAGGAGTTGGGCTATCCGTGTTCGCTTGACCTTCGTTTGAACTTGGAACGCGGGCGGTACGAGTCCATTGACTACGAAACGCAATTTGAAAGGGATATGGCATGACTGAAATACCCGGCATCACCCGTCCCAAGACCGACACAGAACACGCCATGGAACGCGCAAACACCGCCCGTGAGGCTGTTCTAATCCTTGCCGACGCTTATGGGGCCGAAGACAGGTTCACCACGCAGACGGGACGGTTAGAACGCGCCATGCGGTTGGCGTGTGTGGAATTGCACCAGGCGGCGAATAGGCTGCAAGCACTGGAGGAAGAATGAACACCACAGAGCTATTCGACCGCTTCCGTGAAGCTGCGAAGACATGCAAGCGCCTTCCGCCCATCGAAAGCCCCCGCCTGTGCCAGCCGTCGCACCAGTTCGTTACCGATGCAAAAGAAGCCTACGGCTACAACGAGGTGAAACTTGTCATCAGACCAACAGGCGAGCAGATCGACAGGATGGACGAAACCCTGACGTGGTTGCAGATGATGGACCAGGAGGTGGCCCGGATCGTGTGGGCCAAGGCGAACAACTCACCGTGGCATTTCATCGGCAGGATGCTTGGCATGGACCCACGCACGGCGCAACGCAGGATGATGGCGGGGCTGTACGAACTGGCCGAGGAATTGAGTGGTGGAGGTGTGGTATGATGGACATGATAATTGCTCCAGCAGTCGGTTCTGATTTGACTTTCATTGACCATTTGCAGCGCAGGAACGCGGAAGAGTTGGCGTTTTATCCAAATTCGTGTTTTGAGAGGGAAGTGCAAAATCAACGAATCCTCTTGGCTCGTGTCAACGGTGAGCCAGCGGGCTACCTTTATCATGGCGCACTTCTACCGCGATGCAAGGTGCATCAAGCATGTATTGAGTACGACTTGCGGGGGCAACTTTACGGGTCTGCGTTGGTTCGATTCCTCCGTGCGATTTGTGACGAGGCGGGGTCGGAGTCTATTACTCTGAGGTGCGGAAGCGATATTTCGGCCAACAGCTTTTGGAGTGCCATGGGGTTCGTTTGTGAGCACATCGCCCAAGGCGGTGTCCGAAGAATGCGCGACATAAATTGCTGGCGTCTGGATTTGCAGCCCACCTTATTTGCCGCCCATTCTATGGACCCGTCCGCAAAAAAGGCTGACGCATCTGTTTGGCGTCGGCGCGGGGCACTTGCAGGCAGTCGGTTTATGCGCGGGGCCGGTATGAATGCGTACCGGGACGCCGTGATTGATGCGGGCAAGAGCTCTCAAGCCCAGGGAGACAGACAGATGACCTACACCCACCAGGCCCACATGATTACCAATTTCGGCGGCACCACCTTCAAAAAGGCCTCTTCTCTTGAAGACGGAATTGTTAAGGCCCGCGCCCACAAGAACCCCACCTCCAAAATCACCATCGTGCGCCGCTGGGTTACAGATACAAAGGGCAACATCCTCTGGGAGGAATGACCGCCCACCAGCCCCGTCAGTGAGTGGGTGCCGAAGGAAAAGGCACCATACTTTCGGAAAGTCGCCAAGGCGCTGCGTGATAGAAAAAAATTATCACCCGATGCTTGACTTGTTCCGTCAGATCGAATAAAAGGTGTAATCTGTATATTTCTATGAGCGCCTCACTGGGAAGCCGGTGGGGCGTTCCTTTTTACCCAGCCCAAGCGAACCGTCCACACGCCAGCACGAGGCGATGAGGCTTGGTGCTGGGTAATCCTATGGAGGGATACAAATGGTCGATCCATATCGCTACTGGGCTATCAACACAGCCGTCGAATCGGGTGCCTGCGGCTATGATGTGCTTGAGGTGGCAGACACGATCTTGGAGTACGTCGGCTACGACTGTAAGGCCGACCCTGACTTTGCAGAATACAGCGAGAAAATTCGAGACTTCCTTTCCGCAGAACCTAAAGGTGAAGCCTGATGCCCAAATCGATGTATGGCAAGCCCAAGCCCAAGCCGAAACCCAAGCCCAAGCCTTCCAGAATGCGATAACTGGACGAGATACTCCGAATGCCACGACTTAGCGAATACACAGAGGAGATGGCAGATAAGATCTGCGACCTGGTAGCAGGCGGAAGCAATTTGACCAAAGTCGGCAAAATGGATGACATGCCTTGCCGTGACACGATCTACAAGTGGAAGCGGTTGAACGAGGCGTTCGCCGACAACTACGCGCGCGCGAGGGACACCCGTGCCGACGCCCGTGCTGATCGCATTGACGCCATCGTTGACAAGGTTGAGAGCGACGAACTTCCGTCTGACCGGGCGCGCGTCATGATCGACGCCATCAAGTGGATGGCCGGCAAGGAAGCTCCCAAACGCTATGGCGATAAGGTGGAGGTCGAGCACAGCGGCAATGTTGAAGTGAAGCTGTGGGAGTAGGATCCGCATCGCCCGTATTCGCTGACATGAAGCGGCCAAGCCGCTACAAGGCGCTGTATGGGGGCCGTGGCTCGGGTAAGTCGCATTTCTTCGCAGAGGCTATGGTTGCCAACGCATCGCAGAGCAAGGGCTTCCGCGCCGTCTGCGTGCGCGAGGTTCAAAAGAGCCTGAAGGAATCCGCCAAGCGCCTGTGTGAGGACACTGTTTACGCTATGGGTGTCAAGGGCTTTGAGGTCTTGAACGACAGTATTCGCACTCCAGGCGGTGGGGTCATTATTTTCGCCGGGATGCAGGATCATACGGCTGATTCGATCAAATCTTTGGAGGGATTCCACGTCGCATGGGTGGAGGAAGCCCAGTCGCTATCGGCGCGCAGCCTAGAAATGCTTCGCCCGACGATTCGAGCGCCTGGTTCTGAAATATGGTTCTCCTGGAACCCCCGCTCGCCAGAAGACCCGGTGGACAAGTTCTTCCGTGGTCTTGAGCCGCCTGAAAACGCGATTATTCGCAAAGTCAATTACGACCAGAACCTGATGTTTCCCGAGGAGCTTGAGCTAGAGCGCCAGCACGACGAAAAGAGCAACCGGCAACGATACTCGCACATCTGGGAGGGGGCTTACGAGCCGCAGGCAGTGGACGCCATTTGGGATCGTGTGACCATCCACAACAACCGCAGGGACGTTGCCCCTGAGATGGGGCGCATCGTCGTCGCGGTGGACCCGGCAGGATCAACTGGGCCTAACAGCGATCTGACGGGCATTGTCGTTGTTGCCAGGGGCGATGAAGACAACCACGGGTACGTCCTGGAAGACGCGAGCATGAAGGGAACGCCGAAGCAGTGGGCAGAGCGCGTTGTGGCCCTGCACGACAGGTGGGAAGCTGACGCCGTGGTCGCGGAACGAAACTACGGCGGAGATCTCGTGGAGGCGGTCATCAAGGCCGTTCGCCCCACTGTGCGGTACATTGCAGTCAACGCAACCCGTGCGAAGCATGTGCGGGCGGAGCCGATCAGCGCATTATACACACTGGGCCGCGTTCACCACGTCGGGACATTCCCCGAGCTTGAAGATGAGATGTGCCAGATGACGGCGCACGGCTACGAAGGCAACGGAAGCCCTGACCGCGTTGATGCTGCGGTATGGGGTTTGACTGAGTTGTTTCCGCAGATGGTACAGACCAAGACGCGCACCGCGCATATCCCCAACTTAGGAGCCGGCGGATGGATGAGCTAGAACGCTGTCCCAACGGCAACCCAATCACACCCACCACCGGCAGATGCAAAGATTGCCAGTGCCCACCGGAGAAAGCGAATGAGTGAACGAAGCGATCCGTCCCAGAAGGCCGTCGCAGTCACCAAGAGTGACACCACCAGCCTCCTGCTTAATGGACAGCCCCCACGGGCCATTTATGTCGCAGGGGCAGGTAATCTGAATCTCAAGTTCGGAGACGCCACGCCTGTGCTTTTCAGCACGGTTCAGGCTGGGAGCGTGCTCCCGGTGCGACCGACCCTGGTTATGAGCACCAGCACGACCGCAACCGGCATCGTCGCGCTGTACTGATGTTCA